CCAATTTATGCCGTGGGCAGGTGGTTCAGTACCAGGCCGCCACGCGACAAAGGGGGGTGCATGTCATCTTCCGACTACCAGACTCGGGTGACAGGCCCAAGCCGGGCCGAGCATAGCCAGCCAACAAAGGCAAGCTACCCCGGCACGAGTGCTTTGTTCGTGCGACTGGCCACTAACCCAGTCGACCACGCCAGTGCACGCACTGAGGGTCAAGGCGATTCATCGCATTGCTTTGTCATCTTTAAAACCGTAATCGACACGCAAATACTGTCCGCGCTCTGAAAGAGCCGCGTGGTACCTCTGCACCTCGCCCGAAGGGTCAACAGCACACATATCCCCTAAGCAGTACATCGACGAACTTACGGCAGCCCAACCAGTGAGCTAAGTGGACGCACAACACGATCGCCCGTGCCCCGGCACGTGCACAGCTGCTACTCCTCGCACGCAGCAAGCTACTACAACAAGCCCGCTATAACAACGGCCACGGGGTGACTAACCCCAGGCGCTACGTGCGAAGCCGCAGACCAGGCCCTTGGTAGCCTGGCACCTATCTACTAACCTTCTTCTTGCGAGGCTTTTTCGCAGGAAGAGCGACGCGCACCCGAGACGGCGTGCGTGCCGACACCCTGGATCTCAGAGAAGAGCGAGACCCGGCAGAAAGACTGCGTCGTGGAGTTGGAGTCGACCTTACCACCTGCTGAGTACTGAGAGATGCCGGTGCACCATCATCTTCTCGGTAGCCACGCGAAGGATTCTGAATCGCTCGCATGACATCGCCCACTACAGGAACGTAGCGAGCGACAGCAGGGATAACCCGACTGGCAGCACCTACCATCCACTTAATCATCCCGCCAAGCGAGTTGTACGACGCCGGGTACGCAGATCGCATAACGTCTGCATACTCATGGTACAGTTGAAGCGCTTGGAGGTTGAAAGGGCTGGGCGGTCCGACAAAGGTCCGTGAAGGGCTGTCCGGCTGGACAACCACCTCAAATCCACCAACTGCGCGCACCGTCACGGTCGCTTGGGGCGAGAGACCGCGCCACAAGATGACTGATGATGTCATCTCAGTGAAGCACGAATCAAGGGGCCCTGCGACCGCAGGCACTCGCGCACCAGTGGGACTGATGCAGACACGGCCAACCCAAGAGGATGGATAGCCATTGACAGTGGGTTGAAATACACTCGTGAACTCGGGAATGACTGGGAGCTGTTGGGTCATCAACGGTGCAAACGGGACAGGTGCAAGGACCTGTGGAAAGATCTGTGTGTTCACGCCGAAGTCATACCCCACCTGGCCGCCCGGAATAAACGGGTCAGTGAAGGCATAACTATCGCCGAGGTAACGCGCCACACAGTACGCGCCCTCGGTAGCGGGCGCGACGTAGCACTTCGGGTCAACCAGCTGCATCGTATTCTCGTCCAATGGGAGCGAAAACCGAACGCGACCAGCAGCAACCGATGAGCCACTCGCACCCGTAAGCTGGGCAGGAAACGTCACAAATCCAGTCGGTACAGGCCGAGAGGGGACCTGTGCCGCGTACACCGTGCCCTGATTGTTCAGGGCTGATGCCGTCAAGTATGCCGTCATCGACATGCAACGAGCTCGCGTGCGCCAAGGGGCAGCGAGCAGCTGTTGCACAGCAAAAGGCGTCACACTTGCTGGGGCATTTGGAGCAAGATGACCGTAGCAATCAGGGAGCCAGCGCGACGTCTGAACGCCTATGACGCCAGACGAGTACAGAGCACCCGGTGGCGCCGCAGGCGACGTGAAATCAGTGCCCGTTGGGCCAGTAGCCCAATAGACAAGATTGTTGTCGCCGCCGCACTGGATCATGATTGCATCCCAGAGCAGCCCGGCCGTTGCAACACCCGCGGCCGGGCTCACCACGAAAGATTCACGGTATGTGGGGAGGGCCACAACCGCAGTCGACCTGTCAGGGACGCCCCGGTCCGGGACTGTCGCTACAGGGTGAAGGGCTTTGATCAACCACTCGCGGGCATCGAGAGTCAAACCCGCAGAGGCGAGCCGCGCGTGGAGCGCGGGCAGATGGGAAATTTCAGCAGGAGATTCCATGGTTATTCTTAGGTTACCAACCTAAGCGCTACAAGCAAACGGCCTATCCATGGGGTCGGCGAGATCTACTGCTTCAATTCGGTCGATCAAAGGATGACTTATAGTACAAGGCTTGAAGGGCAAAGTCATAAAGAACTCTTCAAGCTGGCGAACTTCCGATGGATACATATCATACTTACGACACACTGCATCCATTGTGACACTGTCTGCTGCATCCCCCCCGAAATTGCAAAACCAGTACTTGTAGTCGCGCCCAAGGTCGTAGTCAGAGGCCGAGTGCTCAGCGCGAATGAACGCACGGTACAACGGTATTGTACCGCACGACTGCTGAAGACCCGACACAATTGACGACCGGTACGCGGCCACTTTCTTGGGTGGTGGTGGGCACACAGTCCACCACAGTCGCCTCAAAAGGCGACCCAACTTCGGCACGAACATCCAGCCGGCAGTCGAAGGGAGCCAACAACCAGATATGAAAGACACATCGATCGGGTCACGGAACACGTGGAACGCCGGCGTGATCCCAAACCCCTTCTCGATATCTCCCATTGGTGTCAAATCACAATCCGACACCACCAACACATCGTCGCCCGCGACAAGGATCTCCCCTGTATAGCCCAGACGCATCAACGCCTCGAGACATATCGAAGCATTGATGATCGAGTTGAACAGAGAAGTGTCACTGTGGCCACTCTTGTTGGATCCGTTGATAAAATACTTAAAGACTCCCTCCGGGAACTTCGCCGTGCCCGTCGCCTTGAAACCAGCGTCAACAAACGCTGCGAGTCCTGGCGAGAAAGCACGATATATGCGCATGCGCAAGGCGTGGTGCAGTTCCATCATGCATGAATCCCAATTCTTACCGTCTCGCTCGTAGAAGTACGGCTTCGGATAACGCGCGAGAACGCGGGTCATCCAATCAGCGAGCCCACTCGGCGCCAAGCCTGACGCGAAGGTGATCTGAATCCCATGATAGGGTCGAGACTCCACCCACGCGAACAAGCTCTTCTGCAGAGCGACAAACTCGAAGCCATACTCAGCCTGCGTAGCTAGATTCGGGTAGTACTGGATCAATCGCGACTTGGTGGGTCGCTCATTGCTGATGGCAACTTCACTCTTGACGTTGACATTGAGGAGGCCAGGCATGACGTCATCGTGATCAATAGAATGCATTATTGCTGCGCGCTTTGACTGTGGCCAACGGGTCATCCATTGCTGGAAGTCACCTCGACCATACTCATCACCAACCCAGGGGCGCTCCGCCGTGAAGCGATCCCAGTAGGTGTGAGCATGATCCCAAGCCTCAGTCACGGGCGGTGCTGCCGCCGCGTGCCGCAAACAAAACGCATTCACCATATTGCACTCACATTGACGACATGAGTAGCCACGCCCCGTCGTTGCGCCAAGACAGGTCGCACCCTTACCTCCATCGCCTTCGCATCGCCGCGGGGGGTATTTGATGACTCGGTGCCGAGCCGCATGAGGTTTCGTGGGCCAACCAAGACACACGCCCATAGTCTGCAACTGGTTGAACTCAATCACACCAGTGCCCTCTGGGAACGGGACCTCATCCGGCCGCACCGGGCCATCGATTCAGCGGCGGGTGTGAGCACCCGCGCCGGACAACTCCGACGCGAGCGCACACCACCCCGAGAAGGAAAACAGGCGGCCCATCACCTGTGCGTGCGTCTTCCACGACGCCTGCCGCATTGATTTAACAATCACGGCGGGCGTCAAAGAGTGCGCAAGCACGGCCGCACCGATGCCGAGGCCCGTCGCTCCGACGGCTGCGCCGACTATGATTGGCAGAGTCAAAAGGGAAAGCGGCGCACACGCCGCAACAGTCACACCGACCGCAGCACACAGGCCTGCAGCCTGAAGCATGCTGAGAAAGAACTGGACCTGCTCCGACGTAGAATCAACATAATTCGAGAATGCAATGCCTGAATACGCAACCCGGGTTGGGTGCGCCTCACGCAGCATCTGCTTCATCGTGTTGAACGCCGTTCGACTGTCCACGTTCCCCTCAGACATGATCAAGCGCACAAGACGCCCAACGTCATCATCACTGGGCCGCAGCGGGAACCGCGCGATCGCTTTCTCTACCGCCTTCCTGAGGGCATCGGTCACAAGCACGTCATCAGCATGTGAGCCCGGTGCCAACAAGAAAAGCGCACTCGGATTGACCGAAGTGGGTGCGTTCTGATACAACAAGCGCGCACCATAGATACCGCCGACCGCGTGGATTTCAAGGCCACGACTTGCGATACGTTGGACATCATGAGAGACCCATGTCTGTCCCCAATGCGTGAATTCGACAACAGGGTGTGCCCCGTTGGTCCGTTTCCACGACAGATACGGAACCGGCGCAACACCTGCCGCTTCATCACCGCCACACAGCCCACTCGCACCTTCCTCGACACCGGCAGGGTCCGATGGTAGCGGCAGCGCTGGCAACCTCGCCACGACGCCACACTGGTGCTTCGCTGCAAACTCCATGACCGAATGGTCCACGGAGTGCTGCGCAAGCACCAAGTACAAGGTGTTCTCGTCTTGAAGTGGCATGTGACATTTGCAGGTCCCGATGCGATGTCCGCAAGCGTTGACGCTCTCGCTCAGCGCCCAAAAGGGCACTCCCGCCAGCACCGTCTTACGACGATACTGGTGTCCCTCTGGCTCAGCACAAGGCTGGGGCAGAAAGATGTGGGCACCGAGCGCGAGCGGAAAATTACGCCTGCGCAGCTTCGCCATCAGGACGTGCACAGCATCACACACATCCTCAAACGGAGCACTTGTCACCATCAACAAGACCCTCCGAATCCCTACTCGCTGGGCGGCACGGCCGGCCTCGATAATCGTCTCGAGTTCGACCGCATCCAAGGGCGCCGAGTCGTCGTGCAGAGCCACCATAGCTCGCGGCGGATCTTCCGGCACAGATGGTAGTTCTCCACCATCTCCCGTGCTTGAAGCGCTGTCACCATCTGATGATCGATCGCATACGCTAGGAGGCGACTGTCCTCCCGCGCGTACCGAACCTTCACCGCTGACAACAGCAACTTCAGGATCAACTGCCTCGCGAGCACGCGCTCGTCTCCGTCGACGTCTCCTGCGTGCCGAGCTAGTACTTCCTCCCTCCACCCCATCGGTAGGATGTCCTTCGCCCGCACCGGCCCCATGGCCCGCGTCACACGTGCCTCGTTGGTCTGGCGCACCCGCTCCTCCTCCCACGACGCCCACGTCGTCTCGTCCAGCACGTCGTCGTCGCGCGCTCGCGGCAGCTCCCACCTCCGCCAAAAAGGCGTTAGCAGTAGCATGTCGCGCACGTGAGGCGGCTGGTCCAAAACTTGGGCAATCGTCCGGAAGTTGCTCGGATTCTCCGTCAAACCATGACGAACGACTTCGTCGAGGGTGGGCTCCTGGAAGCCTGCGTAGAGCGCTGTCGGATACGAGGGGTCGTCCTCGTCGCGGTACATCGCCAGTCCCGCAAGACGCCGCGCGCGCGCGTCTATCGCATGCAGCCGCTCTAGCTCTTCCCGCTCGTCCCACGAGGTCACGGCACGCATCTGCCGCCCTGCCACCGATGGCTGCGACGCGCCCGACCGCCTCACGGAGCCTGTCGCGTACTGTACGCCTGACAGGTGTGCCGTGATCGTCGTCAT